CCGGAATTACGCAACAGATTGACACTTCCGACAGCCGCATTGTCTATCGCATCCTTGGCCTCTTGGGCAAGATCTGCGGCCGCCTGTATCTCATCCGGCAGACCTTCCATATTCTTCCATCCGGTGGAGCCTTTTTCGATGTGGAACATACCCTTGATATCAACACCTTTATCCTGAGTGTATTCCATGTAAGTGGTCCGGTCCTTGTCGCCAATATACGTATCTCCGTACACCTTCATCCGGGCCTTGCCGGTAGACCTGTCAAAATCAAAAGAAATGACATCTTTCCCGGTCAAGGTAAAATCATTAATACCCTGATACATGATGATGGACGGAGAAACTTCGTTCACCGAAGAGAGAATTATCGCCGCCTGTCGGGTAATATCGGTCTTATGGCCTAATCCCACGATATCATCACCTGCCACCGGAACATCGTTCTCGACATTAGGATCACACACGGTCTTGGACAGGTCTATATAATTCTCACCTACTGCTGTGACCAACCGCCAGTAATAGCGGTTGCCGACATGATGAGAAACGCCAGTCTTGATATTGCACTCCTGTGCGATGGCGAGAGATCCCGGAGTAAACTGGTTCTCTATCTCAATTCCGTCTTCCTCTTCCTTGAAATAACAACGGTAGACATCATCCAACTCATCCACACGGTTGCATTTCATGCCTGCATGGGAAATCACCTGCTCGCCACCTACATACGTCTTCTTCTTTACTTCAAGCTCGTCAAAAACGGCTTTGACCTTGACATACAGATAATCAACAACAGCCTGTGACATACCGTTCTCAAGTACAGTGATTCCACTACCGTTCTTACCAATCAAAAGACCTTTCAAAAAAGTGATCAGACCGTTGGCCGTGTCGTTATTTATCTTTGAGATAAAATAACGGGATATTCTGCCAAGAATATCTGACACGTTGAGAGAGACACCCATCCTCTCACCTATGATATCCCCGGCTATCTCTGTAATCGTACTTCTCAAAGCGGAAACATTGGCGGACAACTTATCTGTTAGCTCCACGGATATATCATACAGGCAATTTTTATCCGCCTTACAAGTAAATGAGTTCACATACATGAAGTATTCCTTATCATTATACTTTATGTATATACGCGAGTTCTCATTCAACAGACCAGCTAACATACTGTATTCTGCAAGGAAGACACGTGAGAAACTTACGGAAAAAGAGAACTTCTCATCGTTGTTTTCAGACATATACTTTATCAACGCCTCATCTAATCTCTTCTCGGCGGCAAGCACAAGAGATTTCGGCATTTTAATACCTGTAATCACAAACTTATCCCCAACAGAAGGTTTATAGTTATTTGTGGCATTAGGCATAACAACCCCGAAAGTAGTATTGTCCTTTTTTACCGCAATCCAAACCTCATTTGTAGAAGTGTTTTGTTGGCTTTCTATATATTGGGATGTTTGTGAAGTAACCTTCTGTTCAAAATCTCCTGCTGGTAAGTTCCCGGAAGAATCCACCAATACAGGATTGAATGCCCTTCCCGGCTCATTGTCCTTATAGGTAACTCCTATTTCAAACTCGCAAGCAGCACAATTACCCGTAGTCATATTGATTACAGCCGTACCACCTTCCAAACCTTGTTCGAACAGGTTAAAACCGTAATCCCCATTATATATATGTAATTTTATGTAGAAATAAGAATGTACATACTCATCCGTGCCATTGAATATATTATTCCCTTCTCCTGTTCCGAGTTCGTCACTATCGTTATCATCAAAAGCAATATCCGCAATCTCACCAAATAACTGTCCCGAAGCGTTTGTTACATTTTCTATGGTAGGCTTTATATCGCTAAAATCTACCTTTATCTCTTTTACTTTCTTAGAAGAATATGTATTTTTGAAAAAATAGTAATCATTTGTACCGGGTATTTTATACGTATCGTTAAGTGCATTGTAGAATCTTTCCGCTCCATTTGTTTGTCTATAAATGGAAGGCATAAGGTTTTGCGTGCGTTCTATAGTACCTTTTTCATCATCATTCGGATAGTAGAAAGGTATGTTGTCAGAGCTACCAACACCAGTAACGCGATTGACGGTCTTATAATTGGCGTTTGTCTTTTTTATTGATACAAGCCCTTTCTTGTACTCGAAAGGAGTAGAAATTACATTCTCTGTATATCCTATGTGACAAACCTTACCTACAAAGTAATAAGGAAGTTCGTATATGGTATATATGGACTGTAACGCTTCTGCAAGGTATACGCTGTCAAGAGAAACAAGTTTGCTTTCAGAAGTAATATCTTCATCAATCACTATCGAATATCCGATACCCGATTTTGCCATTGAAGCGTTAAGGCGACCAACAAACTCGTTTATATCCCCCATGAACTTGACGGAAGTGGAATTGGAGTGATACGTGTCTTCCCCGGCTGTCACCACGTCCATGAAATATACGTTTTCCAGCACGATACGTTCTGAAACGAATTGAAGCTCATGCTTGTACATGATACTCTTGTTGTCCTTTGAGGATGTAGGCACTTGGTCAATATAATATTTTTCCCCCCTAAACTCAACAAACTCTTCTCCTGTCCATAGTTCGTCTAAGCATGAAGGATAGTTCAGTGTAGCGGTCAGTGTGGGAGTTCCTGCCATACGTTGTGCTGTATAGGTGTACTCACCTAATTTTGCAGGCATATCAGCATTCGGAAATTTTACTTTACTTCCTTGCGTATCAAGTTTTAATATGTACAGACTTTCCTTTTCCATTTATTCTTTTACCACATCAATTTGTTCCGTAACTCCTTTGTCCTTTTTTTGCTGTTTCTCCAACAGCTTTTGAGCCTCTTCCTTCTCCTTTGCTATACGTTGTTCTTCATCGGGAACGGATTCGGTGTTTTTCTCAATGGCTGTTTTTGTGGAAAGAATGCCGGCTTGCTTCATTGAGATAAGTATGTTATTATACTCCGTTGCGCTGAACGGTTGCCATATTTTGAACTTACAGCTAACACGAAGTTTTTTAAACTCGGTGACGGCATTAAGATTTTCACTTTTGTTTACAAGCTCTTTGGCAAGCCCTTCCTTGAACAGACGCATCATCTTGTCGGCGAAATTCTGCCACTCGATAACACCCTGTTGGGCGTTCTTCAAGTCCAAGTCACGGGTAAGCGTGATAGCCAGTGCGCTTATGTCACCGCTCGACTTGACATCCTTCGGTAAAAGGAAAGTGCAGGAAGTGTTTATCTGTATCTTCTCGAACAGGTCTTGCAGACTGTCAAGCATTCCTTGCGGACTGGGGGGTGCTTTAAACTCTGCACTTCCGTTCCCGTCCATTGACTTGTCCTGCAAAATGATACTTCCGGCAAGTTTCTTGGTTGTCTCGGATATATTTCCTTTGATATACAGTATTCCCCAGCCATGCCTTTTCTGAATGACAAAGAAGATGTTATAGATAATCTCGTAAATCTCAATAAGGCTTTGACCGTTGTTCCACGCCACATCACCACGTTTGGTGCACAATGGTATCTCGCTGAAACCGTGCTCAATCGGAGTTTCCCTTACAAAACCGTCCTCTGCGGCTTCTTCACCGTCTCTTGGCGTGTGCATACGGTACATGTAGGTATCATCGTAGCTGTCAATATATTCCACACCGTTTTCATCGGCATAGTAGACGCTTTCAAGAAGCCTGTCGCCGTTGTTGTCATTGTGCGATATGATAACGTAACCATCCTCATAGCTTATCAGACGGCATTTGATACGTCCCTTATAGTCATAATAGAACAGAAGTCCGGCATCGCCTGTGGCAAGCTGCGAACGGACTGCCTTTGTACGCCATCCATCCATATTCCTGTCTACCCAATACTCCTTGATTGTGGAATAGTTGGCTTTATCTTTCTCGGAAGGAGTGCCACCTCTCAAAGACAATGTACAGGGATTTCCGCAAAGGTAGATTACGTGGCTCGCCAGTATCTGTTCTTGGAAAGCTAATGCCGTGCGCTGGAACTTGATTTCCTGATATCCCCCATCTTCTAACTTGACGCAAATGCTCGGCAAGTTTTGATCAAATAATACCTCATGGCTCATCGGGTCAAGCTCTTTCAGAAACTTTTCCTGCGAAACGATATTCTTTTTTACATTCGGAAGCCTTGCCGTGCGTGTTTCGGTAATGGTTGCGGACTGACCGTCGGAATAGTCGTTTGTAGAGCAAGTGTCACTTCCTCTGAAAAACGGTTTCTTCTGCAACAAGGCATTTACGTTCCGCAATAGATATGTTTTTTTCTCTTCCCGTGTCATTTTTCCGCATCAATTAGGTTGTAATACTTCATACAGGCTTCCTTGCTCGGCATTGCAGAACACTCTCTCGAAGTCCATTTGCAGATAATGTCGTGCTTCTGCGGAACAACGATTATTCGCTTCTGCCCCTCTTCCTCTTCAATATTGAATTTATCGTTCAGCTTCACGCGCGCATCCAACACGACCTTACTTGCTTTGATAAAAGTGTCTGAATCTCCACTTGTTTTCGCATCGTCAGCAATCTGTTTCATCTCCGATATTTCTTTCAGCAATGCTTCTCGGTTCTCATCTTTAGATATGGTAGTGATAGCACCGATGCCGAAAGGTTTCAGTTTCTCGGCAAGCATGGATAACACCTTGTTTGAAGGCTTATCATCTTCTTGGTAAGCAACCTTTGCAGCAAGAGCCTTATCTACGAAAGAATCACACATTACCAAATAGGCAACATCTCTTACCCTTGCTTCAATTCCTTCTGTTTTAAGGGAATTGAGAATATCCTTTATGTCGTTATAGCTTATCATGTCCTAATACCATAAATGTTCATCGTAAATACTTCCTTCTGTCTGTGCATGGAACGCTTGTTTGGTTTCTTCTTCGTGATTGTAATACCCTGCTTGAATCTCATTCCCGTATTCAATGTTAGCGCACGGAAGCATTCTCATAGCGCATGGGTCTAACAAATCCATCGATCTGCCTTTCCCCAACATCTGATTCATTTTCTTCTTGTTCCAGAGCCTTTTCTTTCCGCTCTGCATATCGTCAAACCGCACAACGGAACACTCCTCCATAAACTCGTTCTCCACTGTCACCTTGTATTTCAGGTTTTGGTGTGTATAAGTCTGTACAGCCAGTTTATCGTCAAAGGTGAGATTGCCTTCTTCTATCATCTTGCATAATCTGATATAGCACATATCCTTTACTGTCATTGCGGTAAGTTGGTAAAGCCCGAAAGGTTTATTTAGTGAGATATAAGGTACTGCATCGGGAATGTAATCATTAAAATACCGTCCGGCAGTCGCGTCAAAAATGATATGGCTTTCAGCTGTTCCATGCTCAAATGCAAATGTTTTCACTGCCATAGCGTTTTCTCTCGGAGTGGACTTGCTAAGAATGAGAATGTCGTATGCGTGAAATCCATCCCATGCAAGTGCAACAAGGTTGTCTGTACCATAATCCGCCAAATCCACGGTAATCCATTTGTCACCGTTCACGGCTGGGTTGTTGTTGAATACGCCTTGCGCGGAAGTGGATGGAATAGGTATCTTTTCGTCAGAATCTGGGTCTGCATTATAGTTTACACCGATAAGCCCAGCAGCAGAGCGTGTACCAGAAGCGGCAACTGAACCAACGTATCCTGCATTGCCTCCCATTAGAGCTTCATTTTCATCAACTGTGCCCTCGTATAGGGTAAACGATTTGATAAAGTCTTGATATTTCGCTTTACCTTTCAAGTCTTTAATTAAACTATCTATTTGTATCTTGCACTTGGCGTAAACTTCCTCTTTTGAATCTCCCCAAATCACATCATCAACGGTAGATCCAGCAACAAAAAAAAATCTGACTTTCCCTATTCTATCAGGGATACCCTTCCCGTCAACTCCAACATACCAACCTATGAATTTTCTCGTCCAATGGGTGCGTTTAGGATTGAATGTCGCACGGAATTTCCCCGTGAATGTCTTGCTTTTTCCACGATTACGGGATTGAATGTACGTAAATACCTCCCAAGGCATTTCGGTAAGCTCATCAATGGCAATCGCATCGTACTGCCATCCTTTCGCACGCTCCCTCATTCTGTCTATATTCGTTGGATCTATATAAGTCAAATCGCAGTACGCTCCACTTTGGAATGATATACGTGGCGTGTCTGCCTCTTTAACTTTTACATATTCCCCAAATATGTCCTTGAATGTATCAACAAATCCTCCTCCTGCTTTTTGGTTCCCAAGGCTTCTACGACTTATTAAACATCTAAAATCAGGGTCAAGCATTAACGGTTCAGCGAATCCAAGAGCAAGAGAGTATGACTTCCCGTTTCCGACCCCGCCGGCACCGAAACATATATCCACGTTCGTTGAAGCAAAGTAGGTTTGGAAACCTGGGAAAGGCTTCTTCACTATCGCATTATGTACTTCTTGCTCTTTCATCAAGAGCAAAAATAGTTCTTAATAATAAGGTAATATATACTTAAACTAATGTCTATTTATCATAGTGATAAATACAGTCATTTTTTTATAGTTATACCTTTTTATTAAAGCATTACTTTCGCATATAATCATTATAAAACATATAGTGTATGAAGTTTACGAAAGAGCAATTTTCAGAAGCACTGAAAGTGAAACTCACCAACAACGGCAAGAAAAACTTAGCTATGAGTGAGAGAAGTTTCAACGGCAAAGTAGAAAGAATCTACAAGCGGTTGGAGAAAGCGAGTGATAAGGACGAGTTGGAACTGGATGATGTTGTTGCCGACTACTTGGATGACTTACAAGAGGACGATAACAACATACGAAATGACAACTCAAAATTTATAAAAGAGTGGGAAAAGAATCATCCGAACAAGGACGATAGAAGTGATAACAAGGATGACAAAGGAGACGAAAGCAAACTGGATAAGTTGCTCAAAGAACTCCAAGATTTGAAATCAGAGCGTGAGGAAGAGAAAAAGGTAAAAGCTATCTCAGACAAACGCAATCAACTCAAATTAGCCTTAAAAGGGAAAGAAGTCAAGAACGAGGATTGGATTAACGACCAACTCGAATTGATTCACATTGATTCTGAAACAGATGTTGATGCTCTCACAGAAAGACTGCTCAAGAGCTACAATAAGTTTAATGCTAACACTCCACCTGACATCACTCCAGGAGGCACGGGAAGCGGTAAGGAAAAGACCGATGACTTTGCCGATGTGGTTGCTGTCGTAAAGAAGCAATCGCACAGAGAAGAAAAGTAATAATAATTTAAACCAAAAAGAAAATGTCAGATTTTTATCAGCAAATTCTATTGAACAGTGGCTACCTTCCCGGTAGAGCATTGGTTCAGGCTAGCGGAAGCATTGGTGGACACCGCTATGTATTCGTGAAGTTACAGATGAGCGGAAAGGACGCACTTGTATTTCCTACCAGTGGTGGAATTGTTAAAAACCCATTCAAAGGTAATGCAAGAGCTTTTGCCGGAACGCTCGCTGAATATATTCCCAGTAATGGTTCTAATGGAAGCGAAATACGTATCCTAAAATCGTATGCGGTTGCAAAAGCTACAACTGAATCTACAGACACAGATATTTACCTGAAAAGAGACGGATATTCTCTTATCCCATTCGTAGGAGATATCCTCATGGTAGCACCTTCTACATTGACAGGAAAAGGCACAGCGGTAACAATTACAGCCGTTGAAAAAGCGACTGACGGAACGGCTGGCGATGTTTGGAAAGTTACATTGAGCGCAACCCTCGGATCATTAACAACTTCATCTGTCCTTGTTGAAGCGAAAGAAACAGGCTCTGGTAAAGAAGCGATGGTTACTAATCCTAACTCATACCTTCCCTGCGACTTTGATTTTGTTTTTGACCCAGCTACATCCGAAGATGATTTCGATGGTGCAAGATACCTTATCACTCCTGCATTGGCATTAGGAGATGTATTCCTCTACGAAGACCGTATGCAACCTCTTTCGGCTGCATTAAAAGCTTTGAACAAGAGCAAGGTTAAGGGTTGGTTTAACATTTAAAATTGACGAGACTATGCCTAAATTTGATTTTAATAACAGCAGATATGCAAGATTTTTTTCTGACAAGACCAATCAACGTTTCTTGCAATCCTTTGTCAATACAGAAGGTCTGCTATACACTAATTATGGTTGGTACAAGACTCAAGGTGTAAAAGCTGGTGCTCCCACACCTACCGCCCCTAATGGCATCGCTACTTTTTCTGTGAAAGGACGTGACTTGAAAGCCGCTCCTTTGATGGATTTGCGTGCACCTCTTGGTGACAGTAATCAAATGGATAAGGACGGCCTGTACTGGTACACCGCATCCATTCCTGATTTTATCGCTCCCGGTTTCGTTGAAACAGCTATGGAACGTGAAGCAAAAGAACAACAGTTTGAGTTGTTTGGAAACGATGCCGATTTGGTAGCCGCTTGGGTACATATATTACAGTCCCAGCTTGATAGTGCGGACGCAACCATGAACTTCATGACTGCACAGTTAATGTCTAAAGGTAATATTGACTACCGCAATATCGCACGTGGTATTCAAATTCCGTTGCACAAAGCAGACATTCCGGATGAAAATTTTACTAAAGCAGGAACTAAGGTGTGGACTGACGCTGAATGCAAGATTCTGAGCCAAATGGCGGAAAAAGAGAAAAAATATCGTGAAAAATGGGGATATGAAGGTGCAATGGTATGGCAGGTTACACGCAAGATGTTTTACGAAGTAATGTTGCAAAATGCCGAAGTTAAGGAATTGATTGAAAGTTTCAAGAAAAATCCTTTAGCTTACATCGCAACAACCGCTACTGCGCCTACTACACGTGAGTTGTTCTTAGCAGCTTTCCGTGATTATCCCGGTGTATCTCCAATTGAAATTGTAGAAGAACGTGAGCGTAATCTTACCAATACTGGAGACACATTCGTGCAAGGTTGGGGTGATAAGATTGCAGTTCTCCGTCCTGCCGGATATGCTTGTGAGTTTGAATACACCAATAACTTAGACAAACAGATGTTTGACAAGTATGGTTCAAGCGTAATAACTAAAATTTTTGCTCAGGCTAATGATGGTCTCTGCACGATTGTGAATACAACGACAAACAACGGGCTGTATAAGGAATGGCATACGGATGTGATGATGTCGGCTTGTCCTGCACTGAAAATATTCCGCAATCACGTCATTGTAGACACAAGTCAGGCAGACGATTAATGTACAACACATTGCAACAGTAGCAGTTATGGAAAAATCATTTGACCCGATAGCATACCTCAATGGGCTTACGAGATTTGTCTTTGAAGATGATGCGCTTGAAAATATCGCATACGAAAACGGTTTGATGTTTATTTCAGACCGTTCCGAAATAGACGAACGCACTAAAGACCATTGCCTTATCGCACTATATGAGCTTGTCATTAACGGTCCGTGGTCTGTGGCTTCATCATCACTCCAGCATGGCAGTTATAGACAGGACGTAGGCAGTGAAACGGTAACGGCTCCCATAATCCAAAACTTGAAAGACCGTCTGAAAGCACTGTACAAAAAGTATGGTGAAGAAGAAGCGTTGGGAAGCATGGATTCGGGTAGTATGAGTTGGGTCAATGAAAATTCATTAGATGTATAGCTTATGCGTCTCAAAAGAAAAGCAATAGCAGAATATCCGTTTCATGGCATATTCTACACCGTGATAACGAAAAAGCCGGAGGACGGAGACCTTCTCGGTAACGGAGGATTGCTTGACGGTGATTTGCTAGGCGGTGAAGATACGGATGGTTCTCTCAATGCGAAAATAACTGAGAAAAACGAAGGGAATACGGAAACTTTGGAAGAAACCATCCTTCTTGAAACCGAATGCGATATACAGCAAGCCTCCAAGATGTTCAATGGCGGCACTATCATGGCAGACTATAACGTGTTTTTCCCATTAAAAAAAAGTAGCATTTCACCTGTAAAAATTGGAGATATGTTTAGATGTCCAAAGGAAAGTTACGGAATAGGCATTAACGGTCGTGTTATAGGAATGGAAATTAGCCAGCTTGGTGGCGTGAAAGTTAACATCAAAATGAGTGAAGTAGGTTAAGTATGGCAAAGACCAAGCAAAGTGCAATCACCCGTATTGTTGATTTACTCGCAAACGAGGGACAGAAGATAGTGGCCAAGGAACTGTCTAAAGTTTCCTATACCTACCGAAGCCTCAATTTGAGAGATAGTTACGGTTGGGGAGTATATGTTGACGGAAAGCTTGCCAGAAAGGGATATACTGCCAGTTCTCCCGGAATAAAGAAAAAATGGTATGGTGAGGAAATTACCGGTTATGAAGCAGTGGTTGAATACTTGGAATCCAAATATAAGCCACATCCGGGAATTGATTTGGTAGTTGTAGCCGCCATGCCTTACGGAGAAATACTACAAAATGCAGAAGGTAACGTGAAGAAGAAATATGAAGTGATAGCAGTGGCGCGTAATGAAGTTAAGGCATTATCACGGAAATTCAAGAACGCGAAGTTCGGCATTATCAGTCACGGTAAACAAGACAATATATGAATGATTTATATAAAACTGGCAGCATGATAGAGAATTTTCTATCCATGTTACTTACAAAAGCAAAGATTTCATCAATAATCTCTTTTGATGAAACACCGCTGACAATAAGTAGTGACAGCACGGACATGATCGTTGTAGATGTTCTTAGCGTGAATGATTACGGAGGAGAGGCGAAATGTTCCGCCAACATATTCCTCTATGCGAAGTCCACGGACAGTTTGGGATCAAAGCCAGTAAAAAAACTGTTCGACATGGAAAAAACACTATTCTCGGCAATTGACCAATCCAACGACAAGCATTTCGTCATAACAAGCTGTGAACTGATAGGGAAAGAAAGTAAAAATTCCGGAAACTTCTATTGCAATGTGTACAATATCGGGATAACAATAAGATAAACAGATTATTAACAAGATAACACTTTAAAATTATGACAGTAAAGAACACAGGCGCAACAGCCAAAAAAGTTATCAAACCTTCTTATATCGTGGCAACTCTGTTCACTGGTACTGAAGAAGACGACGTGCCAAAGGGTGACTCTTACATTCTTGAAGATGTAGTTGAAGATACCACTTCAATCGCTCAAGACGATAATGATGTAAACGACATCGAGTGTGAAACTTCCGACAGTCCTATTCTTTCCATCGTGAAACTCGGCAAATACCAATTTACAGCTGAGGTCGCAGATACACAAAAAGATCTGCTAATCGCTCTCATGGGATTTACGGCTGGAACTACTGTCTCTACCAAATACTTTGCTCCTGCTCAATACAAGAAATTGTATGCAAAGATTGACGTAGTGTTTGAGGAAGGGGAAACGATGACAGCATTTGTGGTTCCAAAATTACAACTTAATTCCAAGCTAATGCTTGAATCATTAAACTCCAATATTGGACGTATCAGTCTTGCAGGAACAGCGTATGATGCAAATGTCGCCGATGGAGCAAAGACTATCAGAACTCCGTTTTATGTGGATTCCGCTTATACCCTACCATCGGCAGGATAACCCATAATAGATAAGAAGATTGTTTTACAGGGCGGTAGGCTGGATATGCCGCCGCCCTTCATGCTTATAATCATGGCAGTATATAGAGCAAAGAAAAAAGATACACAACCAAAGAAAGACGCTGTAACAGCTCATACTCCTGTATCCAATGAATCAATGGAGCGTTTGGCAAGGATAATGAACGACAGCCCAAGTATTATGAAACTCCACGGTACGGAGTGGTGTATCAAAGGATTAAAGCCCGGTGTTCAATGGCTTATAGCCGAACAAGCGTGCCGGATCGTCAAAGGAGAGAAACTGAGCATGGGAGATGTTATCAAGGAGTTTGCAGTAAATCTACCAGCAGTGGCACATGTAATAACGCTTGCACTTCTCAATGACAAGGACAGGATATTCTCTGATTATGAGAAAAAAGAACTTTCAGATGACTACCACAAAGTCTATGACCTTCTAATGTGGGGGGAATACGACATAAAGGATTGGGCTTTATTGCTCGGTGAAATCCTTAACCTCATAAGCACGGATTTTTTTTTCGAGAGTATCAATGTGATTCAGACCGTGAGGGAGATGACACTGGCGAGGAAGATGAAGAAAACGGAACAAAGCTGATAATATCCCGTACCGAATGGGGGCAGATGATTGATTTTCTGCGCTCCAACACTTGGTGCTCTCGTGAAGAATATTTATGGGAAATGACGGTCGGGCAAGTCCGGTTAAGCTCGTTTGATTTTTCCCATGTAGAATACGGAAATAAGGATAAGAAAAAGAAGAAGGTCAACAAGATAAGTTCGGTTGACGATTTGAAGAATTTGAATGATTTGGGTATGCCCATAATTAATAAAAAAGGATAACGATATGCCAGATGATGAAGCAGGAGTATTCCTCAACATAACACCCGATGTATTAAAGAAGTTGGACAGTTTCGATGAGAAGCTGGAGAAGATAGAGGAACATGCACATACGGCTGCGGATGCGTTGAAAAACGGGTTTGGCAGTGTGGTAGTAGATACTTCCAAATTGGAGAGCGCAATCGCTTCGTTAGCCAGCAAGATGAGTGCGCTGAATACAGCAGGAAGAGTATTTGACAATATAGGAGATTCTGTTCAACAATCAAGCGTGAGAGTTGAAGGTATGTCTTCATCTATCAGCAGCATGGCGCAAACACTCAACCAACTTAAATTCTCTAATTTCTCTATTGAAACATTTTCACCTGAGAATGTTGCTAAAATGCGTGAAACCGTCAGTCAAATAAAGTCTCAACTAAAAAATAACACCTCTCTTTCTGATAGCGACAAGTCTGCTCTCTCTAAAGAAAAGGCTATGTACGAAGAAAAGCTAAAAGAGTATCAGTCATTCATCAATATAAAAAACAAGATAGCAGCTAATGCAAATGCGGAAGAGTTGAGACAACAGCAAGCCACTTATAGGAAAATGACAAATGTCATGGAATCCTATATGAAAAAGGTTGAAGAACAAAAACAGCGTTACGAAAGCGCAATGAAGAGTATGGCTGATTATGCGGCACAATCTCCAGCACAACGCGTTTCTTTAATAAATAACACGCTCAATTTTTCTGCAAACGCAAAAACACTTCAAGAGGATGTTGCGGCAATCAAGTTGCTAAAAGAGACAAGATTACAACTTGATAAAACTGACAAGAACTATCAAGCTACATTAAATCAAATAAATTCTGCCATCGCCAAACACAACCAAGCTTTGACAGAAGCAGGAGTTAAATCACAGCAGCTTGCTACACGCCACCGCAACCTAATGGATACGGCTGGGCAATTAAGCCGTCAGCTTGCCTTGGTGTTCTCCGTATCACAGATTGAAGGGTATATCAGTAAGTTGGCAAATGTACGTGGAGAATTTGAATTACAGCAGCGTTCCTTGGAAGCCATTTTACAGAATAAAGCGCAAGCAGACCAGATATTCAACAAGACCGTCCAACTTGCTGTAAAATCGCCATTCCAAATTAAGGAACTGGTTACATTCACAAAACAGCTTGCAGCATACCGTATTGAATCGGATAAGTTATATGACACGACAAAACGACTTGCCGATGTATCCGCTGGTTTAGGTGTTGATATGGGCAGACTTATTCTTGCTTATGGGCAGGTCAAAGCGGCAGCGTATTTGCGTGGTACGGAAGTTCGTCAGTTTACGGAAGCAGGTATCAATTTGTATGGAGAATTGCAACGCTACTTTGAAGAAGTTAAAGGCGAAGCATATACCACTGCCCAAATTGTGGATATGATTTCAAAACGAAAAGTAACCTTTGAAGATATTGAGAACATCTTCAAACGGTTAACTGACAGCGGAGGATTGTTCTACAATATGCAGGAAATTCAAGCCGAAACTTTGCAGGGTAAAATTTCCAACTTGAAAGACAGTATTGATGTGATGCTTAACTCTATCGGTAAGGCTAACGAAGATACACTGAAAGGTTCTATTGATTCTATTAAGGTATTGATTGATAATTGGGAAACAGTTGTCGAAGTGGCAAAAGCGTTTGGCATTGTAGTTGGTTCAATGGTTTTACTCCCTAAGATAAAAGCCGCTGCAAATGGAGTTAGCTTGCTTTCCTTTGCTTTTACAAAAGCAGAAACCGCATTACGTTCTTTGGGATTAGCGTTCAAAACATCATTTCCGTTAATAGCACTTGGAGCAGCTTTACAACTTGTTAATGAGTTGTGGAATGTGCATTCTCAATACAACCAAATGTTACGAGAAAGTAGCAATAAATATTATACAGCTCAGTTAAGAATAGGAGAAATAGACGAAATAGCTAAAAATGATACAAGAAAAGCGTTATCATCCCTTGTAAAAGAGATGAATAATGAAGGATTTGAAATAGAGATAAAGCCTAATATATCAGAAAAAGAAGCAAAAGAACAGTTTGAAGAGTATAAAAAACAATATACAGAATTCTTGGAAGATATTAGGAAGATTGAAGCCAACTATGCAGAAAACAGAAAGAAAGGATGGCTGATAGGTAATGATGATATTGAAACATATTTAGACGAATACGAAAACGCTTTCTATGACTTTATAGCGAAGGGTAACAAAATACAAGCTGAATTATTAAGGATTTCAGAAGAATCAACCTCCTTAGGCAAAGGAGCAAAAGAATACATACAAGAACTAGTAAAAGGAAAGAAAGAAGGAGAGAATTTAATTGACTACTACAAAAGACTTGCAGACTACTTGGAGAAGTTACAGAATGGTGTTCTTTTTGCAGGTAAGAAAAGTTCTATCGCCAGCTCATTTCTTGGAACAAAGAAAGATTTGGAGAAAGATAAAGAAAAAGCAACTAAAGAAATACGTGAAATCTTTGATTCCGTAAATGATGAGGTAATAAAAGGTAATAAGACAAGAGAACAATTTAAGATTTTAATAGATAAAGGAGATTTTTCCAAACAATGGTCTGATATAAAGAAGCAACTTGCATACGATATATATAACTTGGGAGATATAAAAGTTCCTCTTAGACCAGAAATAAATCAAGAAGATCCTCAATCAAACCCCAAACATGAACGTGACATATTAGCAGAACGCATTTCTCTTATCAAAGAACTTAACAAGGAATACGAGAAGCTGAATAAGGTAATGGGCAGCGATAAGGCAGCTAAGACAGTCATGGAACGCTACGCATCCCAATTGAAAGATGTTCAGATGCCTAAAAATATCATAGGGGAAGCATTCTTGCCTAATAAGGAAAATACGGCAAAGGCTTTGCAGGAACTTGCAAAGATTATTACTGACTTTAGGAAGAAGATAGGAGCACAAAAAGATGCTAATGTCTTGTTTGACGAAAAGGATGCAGATGATTTTAAAAAGCAGCTAGACAAAACTAAAGATTACATTGAATCCATGTTCAACGGATTGGACTTGCACAAGAAACTGAAAGATGCAGGACTTTCCGAAGCGGAGGTTCAACAGTTGTTCCCCGGACTTGCCAAGACGTTGGACGAGGTTCAGAAAGGTATTGAGATTGAGTTCCAGACAAAGTATGCTGACACATACAAAGACCCGAATACTCAACAATACAAAGATTATCAAGATGCAATAAAGAAAATTGAGCAGCAGCGTATAAAGGACAGTCAAGACCTTGTTGCCGAACTGACTAAGAATTACAAATCACAACTCACGGATCGGTTACAACTTGACAGATGGTATTATGAGGAAAGAGCTAAAATACAAAGAGCTAAACTAACCGATGAACAAAAAACACTGTATGAATCCAACCTTACAAGTCAGTACAACAAGAAGTCTGACGAGAATACATGGAAACAATTCCAAAATTCGGATATGTATATCTCAATGTTCGAGAACATTGAAGGTGCATCCACACGTATGCTCACAGCAATGCGTGACAAACTTATGAGTTTGCGTGAGAACCTGAAGGATCTTCCGGCTGACCAACTGAAAGCAATCATCAATCAACAAGAGAAAATTGATGAAATGATTGCTAAAAAAAATCCCTTCATCGGTCTTACTTCGGGAGTGAAAGAGTATATTCAGTTCCTAAAAGAGAGAAAGGAACTTGAAGAGGAAAATATAAGAGCCAACAATGCGGTTGACTATTATACAAGCCAAAGCAACGAACAATCGAAAATTGTCGAACAGAAACGGCAGGAATACAATGCGGCAGTAGCAACGTATGGCATCCTTTCTAAAGAAGCCAAACAATTGTTAATCCAGTTTGAAACAGAAAAATCCAAACTTGATATAATATTAAAGCAACTTACCGCTGAAAAGAAAATATCAAAAGAAACCGCCGAACAAATAAGGAATGGGCAAAATCTAGGCGACACTCTGAAAAATAAAATCGGAGAATCAGGAAGGATCTTTTCAGAATTTTCATCCGCATTGCCACAAATTGCCAGTGACCTTGAAAATGTTTTCGGTACAATGTCTGATGGTACAAAAGACACTATTAACCGCACGGCAGAAGCGGCAGGAGGCATAGCACAAATAGCAACAGGGATAGCACAAGGTCCGGTTGGATATCTTCAAGCGGCAATGGGCTTGGCAAAAACAGTAAGTGCCTTGTTCGGATCGGATGATGCAAGACTGCAAAGGCAAATAGAAGAACATGAAAAGAAGATAAAGAAGCTGGAACGTGAATACGACAAGCTAAAAGAGAGTATAGACAATGTATGGGATATAACAAAGCTACAAGAATATGGGAATGAACTTGATGAGAACATAAACAAACAGATAGTATCTCTCAATGCCATGATAGCCGCCGAAAGAGATAAGAAAGATACTGACTGGGATAAAATAAACGAATGGCAGGAACAGATTGAAGATCTCAGGGATACTTTGGCTGACAGTGCTAATGACATGATAGCGGAGCTTGGCGGTGTAGGCTCCGATGAAAATTTCAAAACATTGGCTGAGAATTTTGCATCGGCATGGTTGGAAGCGTTTCAAGAAACAGGGGATGGCTTGTCTGGACTTCAAGAAAGTTTTGATGATTTTATGGAAAACTATGTAAAACAACAGATACTTCTAAGATTATCTGACAAGTTCTTAAAACCTATGTTTGAAAAATTTGACAGTCTAATTGCAACAAGAACAGATATGGAGCAAGAGGATCAAGAAAGGTATTTTGAACTTCAAGCCCAAATAACCAAGCTAAGAAACACAGCCAATAATTCGGTTGTGAAAAGTGTCGCAAAAAAGGCAAATGCCGCTGCTGATGAGATAGAAAATAGTGAGGAATATAAAAGACTTCAAAAGGCATATACGGATTTTTTAAAGCCGAATGATATTAATACCGAAGCCATCAAAGACTGGTCTGACAAGATGAAGGAAGTGTTTGGTGAATATAACGAGGCGGCAGAAGAAATTTTTAACCAAATAGGATGGGAACCCGGAGGTAAAGCAAATCTGTCCGCTCTCACCCAAAGCATACAAGGTATAACAGAGACTACCGCCGAGGCACTTGAGGCATTACTAAACTCTATCAGATTCTTTGTAAACCAGCAAACTACTGATATAACAGCTATCAGAAATCTGTTAGAAGCTCGATATAGTTTAGAATCACAAGCTGAAACAAACCCCATGCTAATTGAATTGAAAGCGCAGACGGGATATTTGGAGATTATTTCAGATAGAATAGACCGTGTATTCGCACCAAATTCAAATTCAAGGGGAGCAGGACTAAGAGTATTCATAAGTGACTAATTAATTTAATACATTTAAATAATCATTCTGATGGTAAGAGATAGTATAACGACCCAAGCCATACCGGGTGGCTTCTCCGTAATAGTAAGCGGTTTTATAGCAGAATCATTGGAGCACATGATACCTTGGATTATTGTATCATTTGCAGTAGTGATATGTGATTTGGCTTTTGGAATAAGGAAAAGCCTTTTAATGGGCGAAAAGGTTCGTTTCTCTAGTGCAATACGCCGCACAATGGGTAAACTTGTAACCTACTTCGCCTTTGTTTGTATGGTTGTCATGATAAACATTGCATCCGGCAGCAAATGGGATATAGACATATACTCCTGTTTGTTAGTTTGCTTCATTGAATTTTGCTCTATCATATCAAATATATTGAAGCCCAAAGGATACAGCTTTAATATGCTTAAGGCGTTAGGTCTGTTTGGTAAGAAGGTGCTTGATGTAGAAAAAGAGGATATAAATGAAATAATAACAGAAAATAAAAAGGAGGAAAAGAAAAATGGCTGACGTAAGAAAACTTGCACCGTTTATCCTGAAGTGGGAAGGCGGTTTTGTAAATGACCCGGACGATTTAGGAGGGGCTACCAATATGGGTGTGACCATTGGAACTTATGAAGCGTATTGCCGAAAGAAAAGCTATCCCAAGCCTACGGTTGAAAGATTGAAAAACATCACGAAAGAGGAATGGACGGAGATTTTGAAAACCATGTATTGGGACAGGTGGAAAGCTGACGAAATTAAATCCCAATCCATAGCTGATATCCTTGTCGATTGGGTCTGGGCAAGCGGAGCGCACGGTATCAAAATACCGCAGGATTTGGTTGGTGTGATTCCTGATGGCATTGTCGGGCCTAAGACACTCGCTGCAGTAAATTCCCATAATCCACGTGAATTGTTTGATCAGATCAAGATTGCACGGTTTGATTTCATTGAGGATATATGCCGGAAACGCCCAGCAAATAACAAGTTCAAACGTGGTTGGATGAACCGTATCAACGATATAAAATTTGAGGGATGAGACAAAGGATCTATATATGGATTGCAGTAGCGATAGCATTGCTATTGGTACTTATTTAAATACAATAATATGAAATGGCTTCCTTATATATTAATAATTGTACTCGCTTTCGGTTTAGGATGGTTTGTAAAGCCATCCCCCGAAGCAGTTATAGAGGCAAGAGTAGATACGGTATTCAGCACAAGTATTATTGTAAAGAGAGATACTGTAAAATATTATCTTCCTTCCCCAATACTATGTTGGCATGATGGTGATACAATCCATGTAGGAGACACAATTCTTCCTGTTGAGCAGAAGATATACAGAGATAGTGATTACATCGCTTATGTGAGTGGTTACAGATCTAACCTAGATAGTATCTATGTTTGTTCCAAAACACTGACAGTAACGAATGACATCTATCACACGGTTAAGATAAAACCTAAAAGATGGGGACTGGGGATAACTGCCGGTTATGGATTTGGTAAGGATGGTTTTTCTCCTGCGGTTGTCGCAGGAATAAGTTATAGAATATGGTAATCAACAGAAAGGAGGTGCAAGATGAAATAGTAACCAGAATGCCACAGGTAGAAGCGTGGCGCATAATAGAAAAAACTCATTTAACAAAAGTAATTCTTTCAGGGGCTTAGAATCAAAAAAAAGCCCCCAACGCTCATATTAATATTGCCACATAAAAACATGATAAAAGCATAAGACACTGCACGTTGGAGGCTAAATATCTTCAACAAAATGTCTTATGCTTTGTTCATCGATATATCTTGTTTTATGTGGCATGGCAAAGATAAGAATAAAAAATTAGAAAAAACATGTGCAAGTCAGAAATCTTTGCCAAAATAATTAATATTGTTTCAAAAGAAACAGAAGTGTCTGTAGACCAAATATTATCGTCTGATAAGAATATGGAGACAGTGGATGCCCGGTATCTTCTTGTATTTTTTCTTTTCGAAAGCGGTATGTACCCTTCACAAATAGCCGCTCATATCCATAAGACCAAACGTGCTGTCAACTACATGATATCCAATTTCCATGAGAGAATGGAGAGTGGGAAAATGATGAGAATATATTGGGACGATATAAAGAATTTGTTGGGAAACAACTGATTTTCCATGAGTTATGATCTATATACTTTTGTGCACGGTCATGTGACCGGAACTAATTGTATATATTATGAGCGAAACAAAGACTTATGTGTTCCCGGAAAGTGGGAACAATGGTGGTGGCGGCATGATGGCAATGCTTGCACCACTTCTGCAACAGAAGGGCATAGACCCTAATTTGCTTGTAGCCATGAACAGCCGTAACAACAGTGGTTTTGGCGGTGAGGGAAGCTGGTTTATCTGGGTTATTTTCTTGTTCTTCCTCATGGGTTGGGGTAACAACGGATGGGGAAATGGCGGCTTTGGCGGTGGCAATGGAGCAGCAGGAATCCCCAATCTGATAAACAACGACGCAGGACGGGAGTTGCTGATGAGTGCCATTCAAGGAAACGGTCAGGCCATCAACAATCTGGCTACAAATCTGAACTGTTCAATCGGTCAGGTTCAACAGGCTATCAACGGTGTAATGTCACAGATTCAACAGGTAGGAAATCAAGTTGGGCAGAGCTCAATGCAGATTATTAATGCTATCCAATCCGGCAACTGTCAGATTGCACAACAGATCGCATCATGCTGCTGTGAGAACCGTCTAGCTATCTGTCAGCAGACAAACACTCTGCAAAATGCGATTAATGGTGTTGCAACCGGGCAGGAAAGAGGGTTTGCATCCGTGGCCTATGAAACACAACGTCAGACCTGTGACTTGCAAAATTCCATCAAGGACAGCACACAGCAGATTATCGCCGGTCAACGTGCCGCTGAAATGCGTGAGATGCAAAACAAGATTGACAAACTCCGTGAAGAGAACAGTACTTACAAGAGTTCAGCCATGACATCTCAAATTGTAGGGCAGGCTACCGCACCTCTTGGAGCCGCTTTGACAGATTTAAGCGCACGCCTAGCCAAAATTGAATGCAAGCAGCCGGAAACCGTTACTGTGCCTTACAGTCCTATTGCGGCGGTTCCCAACTGTGTAGCATACCAATATGGCTTGTATGGTGGCTTCAATCCTTACGCTGCCGGTAATGGTTTTTGGGGTTAATTGAGGAAGGAGGCTATTATGGCAGTATATCCTTTCCAATTTGTAAACCGCAGGGGTTCTGCGGCCATATCAACCTCGGGTGTGACGGTTAATACTGCTAATGTGGTGTTTTCCTTTCCCAACCATGCCTTTGTGAATGCATGGTATAGAGGGACGATATACGTTGACATTGCCCAAGCAATACCTACCGGCACAACCGGCACGCTGCCTGTTCTGTTTGAGAGTAATGGAGCTACACAGGCGGTCACCAAATATAACGGTGAAGCGTTGACTGCGGCAGACATTCCCGGTACTGGTGTGTATGAGTTCTGGTTTGACCGTGCGACTAACACGTTGCAAATTATGACCGGAGTGGTTTAAAAAACAACGGACGGGGTAAATCCCGTCCCCTTAAAGAGTTAATTAATTATGCCTTTTCAGAATCTACGAGTAAACAGCGAGTTCTTTGTCCTTCATAAGGACGGTACTCCATATATTGAAGTTGGGTCCGTTTCAGGTGTTTCCAATCCTGTGCCGGAGTTTATGCAACAGCCTCTTCCTTATGGGCAACCTCCAAGAATGGTTGTTGACATAACAATCAAGATAGGGGAACAGACGGTGACTTTCCAAAAGATCCCGGCAATGTCTGACATTGCTGATGCAAACTTTCCCGGAGGTGGGAATATGGTAATATCCGGTTCAAGGGAATCGATGAATGCGGAAGTTGCCGCCATGCGCAACCGTTCATCGGAGATATTAGGCAGCGTGGACCATCACCGTTCTGTTCTGGAGTCTTGCGACAAGATGCTACAGATCCTTAATCCGGAATTTGCAGAACGCCAACGTCAGGATGCGGAGAATAAAGCCCTACGACAGGAGTTGAGTGAACTGAGGGCAATGATGGCCGATTTCCTCAAATCTTCTGAGAAGGCTTCTAGTAGTAACAATTCTAAAAAACAATAGTATGATGATGATTGAAATTTCCGAGAGCAAGGTCGAGAAAATGTCCGACTATGCGGAAAAGATGCTGCGTTATGGTGGCAAGCTCATGCAATGCATAGAAGAACTTTCCGAAGGTGAAGGCATGGGCGAGCGTTGGGACGACGATGACCGTTATTATGATGATGAAGGTATGGGTGAGCGCGGTGGTTACGGTGGATCAGGTCGTGGTATGGGACAAAGACGGGGCGTTCGTGGAACCGGACGTTATTCCCGTTATCGTTAAGTTTAACTTTGGGGAGTAGTATATTACGGCTCCCCTATAATATTTATATGTTATGAGAAGAGAACCACTTGATATATATGATGAACGCCCAAGAGAAATGAAAGCGTATCTTTCCAATTTTTCTTGGCATTTCAACAAAAAGATGTGCGACTTCGCTGTGTCGCTTATGAAGAAAACAAATCCAGCTACGGGGAAAAAGGAAAGAATAGAGCCTATATCCAAAGAGAAGGTAGACGAACTTCTAACTAAGCACGGGATAAGGATTGATAACAATGTCTTATATGATTATGTGTATTGGGCGAATCAAGGAAAAGCGGATTTGCTGAAATCTTCTGTGCCCGATGAGCAGCACCTTGCACTATATATTAAAGATATGGTTGACGATCCCGATGCTCCGGACGGCATGGCCATGTCTATGTGGTATGCCAAGATGATTAGAGCAGGTGAGCCTATAGAATGGGATGAAATGCTATAAGTTATGATACGCCAAAGGTTTACTCTTGAGAAATACGGTTGGGATGTGTATACGTATTATGCCGTTGACACCTATTATGTTGACGAGATAATAGACAATATGTATTCCATCGGATGTGACGGGGATATGCTTCGTACAGCCTACGACAATATGAGTTCCGGCAAAATGAATACCGGCGTCACATATTCCAACCTCCGGGACAGAAAAACAGTAATGGTCATTGCCATTACATCCTCTGCAAAGGAGTTTGAGAAATCTTGGCGGCATGAGTGCGGGCATTTGGCTACCCATATATGCCAGGCACTTAATATAACTCCGTATGGAGAGGAAATCCAGTATATTGGGGATGATATAGTGGAAAAGATGTGGGAGTATGCTCATCCGTTGCTGTGTGAGTGTGATTGCTGTAAACGAAAGGTAGAGAAATTATTATGAGAAAGAAACAGATGCTAAAAGCGATAAAAAGTGAAACACCTATAAATAACATGTATTCACTTATTCCTACTGATAAGCGCAATGCGTTCAAACGTTTTGCGTCTTGTTTTGGATTTACGGAGGAAAGAATAAAGAAAATATTGTCTGAAGAAAAAAAATAATAATCGAACAGAAGCGTTCTTTGACTTGTTGGAATTACCGCTTTTACAAAATAGTCGTGAAATTATATACATAAATCCAATAAAATTATATATCTTAATTATAGATATATATTGGAATAACAAATACTTTATTCTATCTTTGAGCCGAATTTTAAATTATAGATGGAAATGGAACAAGAAAACAACAATGCGATTCTTTCTTTTGAAGACTTTAAAAACCAAAACGGCATCGTTTATTGGTGGGCCTCAGAAGTAATGGTTATGCTTGGATATAATGATATGAAAGCATTTTGTAAAGTTCTTGACCGCGCGACAAAGGCTTTTGTTTCGCTCAACATTCCTCATTATGAAAATATAATAGCTGTGAAACGCAATAATAATGGTGTTGAGTTCCAAGACTTCAAACTTACACGTTTTGCGTGTTATCTTGCTGCTATGAATGGCGATCCAAAGAAGCCAGAAGTAGCATTGGCGCAAGCTTATTTCGCACAGCAAACACGAAAATTTGAATTATACATTGAAAACAATCAGGAAATAGACCGCGTGCTAATACGTGAAGAACTTGCAGATGGAAACAAATCTCTCGCTTCAACAGCAAAAGCCGCAAATGTTACTGATTATGCAAAGTTTCAAAATGCAGGTTATCTGGGTATGTATAATATGGAATCGTGGGAGCTTGAAAAGAAACGTGGCGTTAAAAAAGGAAAGCTGTTTGACAGAATGAGCCGTACCGAACTTGCTGCCAATCTATTCCGTGTTACCCAAACCGAAGAGCTTATAAAGAGTAAACAAATATCTGGACAAGCTAATTTAGAACAAACACACTATACTGTTGGAAGACAAGTCCGAAATATAGTAGAACAAAATACCGGGCGCAAACCTGAACAGTTGCCACAAGAAAAAGAATTGCCTATAATTAAAAAAGCTCTTAAAATGACAGCAAAGGAAATGAAAAAGATTGATAAATAATTTTTTCGAATTGTAGTTTTGTTCTGCAATCTAAAGGTGCAAAAAAAGATAACCCCCATACATCTACACTAGTGAGCTACGGTCAACGTAGCCTTTCAATGTATCAAGGGCTATCTTCATGGCGCAAAGATAAAATTAAATGTTCAAAAACGCAAAATAAAGTAACTATTTAGCATTAAGCGGTAATTCCCAACGGTTTTACCGCTTTTTTTATGCTTAAAAACTATTTATGGAAGAAGATAAGTTGAACATATTGCTTGAGCAGGCTGATGATGTTCCTCACTGGTATTTCTGCCGTTTACTTGCTGTGATGCGATGGAACGTATAGAGAGGTTCATTTATAGACTGATACCCTTTGTCGTGTTGGCAAGGGTGATATCGTTGTGCCTGTAATTCCCGTTTTTTCTACCCCCAAAAAGATTAAAGAAAGACTAAGGATATTTCCCTTAGTTTTATAAGAGTTCGCATTTGAAAGCCCCTAAATCTTTAGTTTAGCGGTAATTCACTCTATAACCAAATAATAAACCTCTCTATCAGCGTCTGAACAAGTGAATGTCGGCTCATCGAAGAAGTTCATGTTTAAATGTGCTTTAATAAATTTGTCCTTCCCGTCAGAATCCAACAGCATCAATGTTTTGTCTACTGTTTCAAGTTGTTTCTCTGACATATACGACTTCCAATAGTCAGCACGTGATTCATATCCTTCACAAGGTTGGCTTGAATAATATTCAAGTTCTGATACTATATCACCGACCTTCATTTCTTGCACTTCGTTTTCGTTTCCTGAATATCCGAAATAGAACCAATATATTTTCTTCCCTTTCAGTTTCTTGGCTTCTTCAACTGTTAGAACCTTTGCTTCTCCGTTCTCTATTCTATGTATAAATTCGTTCGTTTTCATAACCTTACTTTTTTATTACTGTGTAAAACGGTGCTTCCATCCCTACTTGGCAATACGCCGTTCCTTTTTCGTCTACCCAAACAGCCTGTCCGTAGCTACTGTCAGGGTGATTGGTTGTGGCGGTTACTTCTACTTCTTCACCGTTCACATTGTTTTTCAATATCGCTTCCATCAATTGTTCCGCATCATTTACAAATTCTTCAATTTGATTCATAATAAATTGCCCGTCATGCCGATAGCTAAGCGTTAATTGTTTGCAAAATTATCATTTATAAATCAGTAATTCGTTTTATAAAGTATGTTTTAAAGCATACTTTTAGCGTATTCCGCACGTCTGTTTATCTTAGTGCGCAATGCGGTAAGGCGATTCCGTGTAAACTCTTTATTGGTAGCCGTCCTTAATCCCATTGCATTTAGCTTGTCCGCTACTTTGTCAACATCCTGCGGTGTTTGGCAGTCTTGCAGCATTACGGCAATCGTCCGGTTTAGCTTGTCGTCCATCGCTTCTTTTCTTCTCTTTTCCCCGTTCACCTTACCTCCTTTTGCCTGTCCGGATGTAGTACCACCCAAAGAAGTGCACCAGTTGCCCGATTTTGAGTAAAAGCCGCCTTCTTGCTCTATCTTTTTCTTTCTTGCTTCCAATGCAGCTTTAGTACGGTTCTTTATATTAAGCCGTTCTATCTTAGCAAAAGTTGCCATCATGGATAATTGCAGCTCTATAAGTGGATTCATGTCGGAGCAATCAATATCAAGATTCACGTTTGAGATGATTAACCGCAACCCCTTTGGGGCGAAAAATTCGGCTATCATATCACTAAGTTCTATAATGCCACCTCTTGTAAGGCGTGAAACTTCCGACACTATAATAGTATCTCCTTTATTCGTCTTTGATAACAATTCGGATAGGTTTCTTTTTTTGTACGAAACGCTTCCGCTTATTCCTTCATCGGAAATAATCTCATCAATTTGCAGCCCTTTTGATTCGGCATACTTTGCTATTATATTTCTCTGGCTTTGTGCGTCTTGCTCGTCAGTCGAGAAGCGGTGATAGGCATATATCTTTCCCATAATTCAATATCCGTTTTTAAGTTAATACAATTAGTTTAATTTATCTTAGAAACCGTTGTGCCCCGTCATTTCCTTCAATGTTCCGCACACTATCCAAATCAAAATACATATAAAAAACATAGCTCGTTCCTCCTTATTTTAAATTATTACTTATTCATTGCCTGCCACCTATCCTGCAGCCGTATTGCTGCAGGAACATCATAACATGAACGTTGGTCGTAACCTCAACGTGTTCTTATGCTAATTGTGGCAATATATTTTATATTTATTCATTTATTACTTCGTATGTTGGATATATCCATCTCACTAAATCAGCATTTTGCGTTTCACCGCCATAAAGCCTGAAATATGGTTCTCTCCCCTGCTTTATTCGGTATTCTATATCTGTATGCTCAATAATTTGTTCAGGTGTGAAAAATCGTTCATGGATGAAGCATTTTTCACCGCATACATCAATTTGTTTGCCTTGCAAGGCTTTATATCCATTCTTGCGTATAAATTCGTATATATTCATGATTTAATGTTTTTAAGTTCATAAAACTAGTTCCCGTATATTCATCAAAGACCACGGTTAAGCCGATACGGGATAATTGGTTACTTTTGGTTTTTCCATGTATTGTAGTCATTCGTAGACTCAAAACACATGAAGCCTCCACACACTTTGGCGACATTTGAAGGCGTAAACGGACATTCTTTAATCGCTTGATATCTTGTTTTTACTTCTGCAAAATAAACTCTCATAATCACTTTATTTTATTTGCAATGCTGCGTGGTATCCTTCGATCCATATTAATAACTCTTTCGGGGTGAAATACCCGCTTATACGCTTATTCGGGTAACGTGTCGTTATTTCGCCGCCGTCACCATCCGCCAATATTATGGAGTATGTTTGTTTCGGCAAACTTGATGGATAGAGGGCGAAACCATTTGCCGCACAATATACTTGCAATTGCTTTAATGCTTCTTTTGATGTCATATCCTTAAAACTTATCTGATTCATCATTTTTATTCATCATTTTTGTTTAAAAATTCGCGTAGCTTATCCCTGTCGGTGCCGGAAATGAATATCACAGCACCGAATAACAAAACCAACAAAACCATATTCAGCTAATTAAATGACCGTCTTTAATCGTCCGTTACCATCCGTAAACCCGTTAAGTATTTCCGCCTCTTTTTCGGCTTCTTCCTTAGTCGGATAGCATTCTATTATACAGTTGTCCAAATTATCTAATATTCCGTAATATCCAAGATTTAACGGTTTGTCCTTGACGGTGTAACGCTTTCCCTTTACTTTCTTTTCATAAAATTCCACTCCTTCAGCAAGCGGGGTATAATGTGATGAAGCGCTAAGCGTGCCCGATTCTATTTTGCCGTTAAACTCAATTATACCGGGCAGATCGTTTTTTAAACTGCTTTCCAGGCTTACACCGTCATAGGTTACGCCGTATTTGCGATCCTCTGATGTGTATACGTTGAAAACATCGCCCGGCTGTATGCCCTCGCGTACTTTCGCACTGGTTATGATTCCAGCGCCTTCAATGTTATAATAGCGCACGCCGTTAAAGTTGCCCATTTCGGTTAAATGGATATTACCTAACTTCTCCGGTTGTTTCGTTTCTTCCTCTAATTCCGGGATGTATATTTCTTCAGGAAGTGCCGGAAGTTCTTCCACGGCTTCCACCTTTTCGGAAGCCATCAGGTTGCGCACTTCGTCCGCTTTCTTCTTACTGAATATCCATCCGGCACGCTTTTCACCGTTGTAATTTAAAGATGGGTTAAAGCGTCCACCCAGTTCCTTTAATTGCTCTTTGATAGCCTTCGTATCACCAAAAACTGCAATCGCCTTTTCTGAATAGTCCACCATTTCCAAACCTTCAACCGTCACGGCTTCCATTTCTTTGGCTTCCTCAGCCTTTTCAGTCTTAATGCTGCTTTTCTTTGCTTTCGGCTCTATAACCTTATATTCGTCGCTTACTTCTATATGGATATAAAAATTAGTATCAAAATAGTCTTGCATGCCGTCTGAATCATTATAACGGAAAGAACTAGCATAAGTCGTAACAGCGTCCAACACTTTAAACATTTCCGGCGTTAACTCATTTTCCCAGCCCTTTACGGTTGACATTGTGGACATATAACCACGTTCCGCGCTTCTTGATCCTTCAACGAAAGGAACACAAGGGCCGGATTTTAATTCGATATACATTGAATCAGTGTACATGCTCCATTCAGAACGAACCGAGAATTTAAAACCCGGGAAATTCTTCTTTGCATAAGATCTAACCTTTGCGGCTATTTCTTTAGTTGATAACTTGCTGTCATAATTTGAACCAGCCCAACCGTTTTGTGTGTAGAAATCCATTGGTTTCATATCTTATCCTTCTTGTATTATTCTTTAGTCCACTCTTTTTTTACAAATCCCTTGAAAGAACCGAACACCTTTTTGAAATTAGTGATAGCTTCTTTCTTCGTCTTGCCGTAATAGCAATAACGCGATCCATTGTAGAACTCAACCGTTAATTTGTACTCTTTCATAACTGTTATATTTAAATTGTTAATAATTCAAAGTATAGCGTGAAACAGTGGTTAATAATATTGGATAATGCCAAATAACACCAATCAAAAAAAAATGGAAGAATATTTGCAAGAATCAAAACAGAGAAGTACCTTTGCTCCGTGTGATAGGAATAAAAGTACTTTAGTATTTTGATCCTTTGAGAGCTTTAACATTGCCGTGTTAAAGCTCTCTTTTTATTCCAACACTTAATAATAACACGCTTTTGGATGTCAACGTATATGCTTCGCTTTACGTTTATCCTTGTGAAAAGTAATCGGATATCTTGTGTTAGTACTATGTGATATCATTTCCTTTTCACAATGCAAAGGTGCAAAAAAGTTACCATTATACCAAATATTTACCTACTAAATTTGTAAACAAACATAAAAATATTACATGTTAAATAACATACAATTAAAAGCCTAATCAGTGCAATATTAAGCCCTTTTGCTTTCATCTTCACAATGTATCGCCTACACTTATCTTTGCCCTATATTGCCCTTATTAAAGCCGTATACAACGAATCAAACGAGCGCTGCAATGCGTTGCAAGATACCCCCGTCCCCTCTATGCCAGTGCAGCCGTAAACATCCGCCCTCTCCCGATTTTTTTAATTTTTTTTTGAATTTTCACGTCTTGCAGTGTTGCAATATTTCATACATGCAACATAATTTATTATGTAAAATAATATTATTCATAATTACATCAATATTCATGTTTTGCGTTGATGCTTTCCTATGCAGATTGCTTTTATTCCCCTTTGTTTATTTAAATAATCAAAGGGAGTGAGGTGTTCGCTGTGCTCACTCTTTCTTTATGTTACTTTCTTTCTATGTATTTTGGATTAGACATTTTTCCTTTATTTATATAGGGTATGTCTAATATGCAATGATGCAGTACTATGCAATACAAAGTACAGATATCAATATTTCAAATATGCTTTTACTTTTAAGATTAAAAACTTAATATTGAAACGGATTTAAATATATCATAGTGATAAATATTAAAGTAAAGCTTTAATATATGAATTTAATTAATTATATTTGCGTGTATTATTATATTATAATATGAGTGACTATAAGTTTTATATGATGCGTTACGGTGAGCTTGGTGCCGTTTGGAAAGACTTGGAAACGGGTTTCCCCGGATTGCGGTATAAAGAATGTACAGGTCTTAATTCGTATGGAGAGCCTACAAATATGTATGCAGAGGATTTTGCCGAAACAAGTAAGGCGGAGGTGTATGTTTCCAGCACACCGGCATACAAGCAGACAACTATAAAACTGACATTGATATTCTTGGAGGATGATACCAAGGATGATAAGTCTTACCGTGACTTTATGGCTTTCATTACTGGTTCCAAGATTGCCTACCGTGATACAGCGAGGAAGAGAAAGGTTCTGATGTACCTTTCAGGAGCCACAGAGCCTAAAAGCGACACCCTTTACGGGCAGAAATACAAGGAAGTGACGTTTACGTTCAAGAACGTTTACGGACATTCCTTCGGATATGACGAACAATTTCCTAACGAATAAAATTAAATTATGAAGAATCAGACACTTTCTATCGAGCGGATGTTGCATTTGAAAAAGTTGGGTGTTGATACGAGTAAGGCGAGTATGTGCTGGCTAAAAGCAAAAAAAGGATTCTATATGCCAACCCATCCAAGTTGTCTTTTCTTGTCATCCGATGAATGGAGCATAGCTATTGCTTCAATCCTTACTGAAGATAAGAGACGTGGAGTTGAAATGATGCCAGCTTTCACCTTGCAGGACATCATAGAGGTGCTGCCTAAAGAAATGAAGACAAGCACAGATACTTATTGGCTTACAATGTCCCATGATAGCGAAGAATGGTATATATGCTACTCGATGTCAGACGAGTTTGACTACTACAAAGAATTTAAGTCTGATTCATTGCTCGAAGCCGCATATAATATGCTCTGTTGGTGCGCAGAGAACGGATATTTGAAAACGGATAAGGAAGAATAACAATGAATCATTATATACCTATATTATTGCCAATTAGAGGGTTTAATTCAATATACCCATTTGTTTTTTGCTGGGTGTTTTTCACCGTAATAGGAATATTATTGCTTATGCTTGCATATATTAGAAATAAATTCAATTTTAAAGATTGTGAATATTCGGATTTATGGCTTTGGGGATGGATTGTTATTATCTCCACGTCTGTAATATTAGGTATTCCCATTTTAATTGGTTTAATTATATAATTTGTATGATATGTTTTTAGAAGAAGAAACTTTATCAGAAGCATTGTCTTTCGCCAAGCTGAAAGACTTGCCAAAGAAGTTCAATCCCGAACTGGGGCTTACTTGGATATTGGCTATCGCTCTTATCAAAAAGAAGAACCTCATGAATGCCTACGCCATTGTGGAGCAGAGGGCAGACGGACTTATCCAGTACAAGAAGACATTCGGACGGCTTTCTCCTATTGATGGGCTTATTTCCATCCATCCGTATATGTACGTAGATGAAGAAGCGTTGGGAATGGCTATGAAAGCAAACAGACGAACTATCGCCATGCACTATGCTGGCTATGCGGATGAAATCATTGACTCGGACGATGAAAAGTTCAAGGCGTACCAGTTGCAGTACGCTATGGATATGCAGAAGCTGAACATGAACCAAGAGAAACCTAGATTCGGGAAGTCTGTTGTGGAGGAAGCGGAGGAAACGGTTAATCCTGTGATTGAGGAAAAATTAAAAGAGAACGAAACCATTGCTACCATTCAAGATGAGGGAGAGTATATTATCGAGGTTGAGGATGCCAAGACGGCTTTCAGACCGAAGAGAGGTAGAAATGCTAAGACGGAGGAATAGGTATGGGCGCATTTATAGCAAGACAACCTAACGGGTTACTTTGCCGTTGGAGTAGTGTGGTTGATAATATCACTCATTACAATATGAGCGATGAAGATTATATCGAATATTGTGCCGAGTGTGCGAGAAAGGAAGCAAGGTTAGAATTGAGAAACTCTTGTTTTGTCAGACCGTTCTCTGAGATTCTTGAAAAACGAGATGGAGACTTGGTGCTTCAATGTATTGTAGTAATTGAAAATCAGCAAGATTACACCAAAGAGGAAGTCGTTAAAGCTAAAAATGAAATGAATCGTCTGAAAGCCGAGTTTGATAAGTATGTCAAGGAAATGAGTGAAAGGGTGGAGGAATAAACATGAAAAATACAACAAGAACCTATTTTATCGCCAAATGCGGTAATAAATACCTGTATGAATGGTCTGAACCTCAATTTACATCGTATATGTGGTATGATACTCATACGAAGTTCAGCACAAAAGAGGAATGTTTGAAGGCTGTCAGCTCTACTATGAGACATTCGGATAAGCCAAACGCACCGATAATCATTAAGGAGTTGAGGGAAACGGTGATTACGGAAGTTGTAAACGAAGAAATATTGTAATTATGGAAAAGAACAAGAAACAACAAGGATTTGAGTTCATCATCAAAAAAAGTGATGTGTTGGAGAGAGAAAACTTCGGCTCGTTTGAGATTGTAATCACGAAAGGATATGCCTGTTTTAAGAACTACACAGGATTCCGGGTGTTCACTACTCCATACGCAGTAGGATTGGACGGTGTGGCGCATGAAACATCCCTCTATGCATGGTTGAAGTATATGGTGGACTTCAAGAAATCCATCAAAGGCAAGGAGAATGAAATGTTCGGGGAAACTACTTCCACCAACAAGGAGTTCTTGGACGGTATGAAAGTGCTTACAGAAACCAACCTTGTGAAGCCTATGACCGTGTTTACTGACATAAATGAAGCGCAGAAAGAGGCTGAAAACTACATGAAGTGGATGGAAGGTCAGATGAAAGATTTAAATAAAGCTATGAACACTACGCCGCCCGAAGAAGACTTGAAAGCTAATGCGGAATTTGAACAGAAGGCTATCATGGCAGAAGAAGCGAAAGAGATGTTTGACGATGGAACTGAAACCGAGAAAGGACAGGTATAACCCGGACAATGTATATCACATCTACATAAAGATGGAACGGCATCCCGGTGTGAAATGGGTGTCATTCAAGGACAAGCAGACCGGAGAAGTGACAAAGGGGCTTTTTATTCCCGATGTAGAAACAGGGTGTATTAAGGTGAGAAACGGTAATATGTTTCTTAGCTTTAAGGCGATACCCGTAAAAGGATGCATAAATACCCATGTGATAATACCGAATGTTTCAAAAGGTGTAGATTGTAATTTGGGTAAATGTGGGAAAAAGGAAGTGGATTTCAGAAAGGCTACTATTGGCAGTATGTATGTTATGGGTGAAATACTTAATGAAGACCAAAAGAAAATAATAGGAAAGTATGTCAGAAAAAGAGGATTTCTTAAAATCGGACGTTGTAAAAAAAGTTGAACGTATCGTGTGCGATTGCGTAAATAAAGTATTCTGTAAGGACAAATATTCGCCTATATCTCCATTGTCTTTATACGAAGGGAAGACAAATATACCGTTCGTAAAGAGAATGGCGAGACCGGCTGTGTTTGTGACTGCGCATGACCGATTTGGGGTATCGTACAGTGTGCTAGAAAAGCATTCTCGTATTCGTGCACGTAATATTATACGGTCTGTCAGAATGTATAAGGATATTCCTTGTTCTGATAGTGACGTGAAGAGGATTAATGAACTTATCGAGGTAGAACTTGAAAAATTCCCTATTGTATGAAAGACAAAGATGTTTTCATTGAAAAGTGTGGAGACATAATCATATCTGTTGATTTCGGACATAAAAATGATATGGCTATAGAAACTGTATTTCGAAAAGATAAAAGTGGATTAACTATTTTATCACAAAAGGTTATTGGCCGTGCAGACGATTTTAATACAGAAGAGAAAAGAAATAAACATTTGAACAATGAATGATTTGCTTGCTTTTAAACGTAATGCCATCATGCTCGGATTGTGTACGTCATATAAAGACAAATGGGATGCGGCCACAAGCAAGGAGGCATTGATGGAGATTGCCACTGACGCAAAAGGTATGGACATGATTGCGGACAGTATATCTAACGGATGGGGACTGTCATCATCTTATATCGCAAAGAACTTTTCCGATTACATAAATGGTAAATGGCAGCGAAATAAGGACGGATACACATCCGAAATGTATGTTTCCCATAAGAGTGATGTTGATATACGTTCCACGCTTACATTGTTTGTTGATTGCGAGTGTGATATTGTTGTCAGCAAAGGAATTGTGTGTGAGATTTACCTAAGCGGAAAATCGAAAGTACGTATCTTGTGCGAGGGGCACTGTTATGTTATCCGTTATGGCAAGGAGTGTAGTTTCACGGTTAAAGGAAGTGGGGTGGTGCATGGGAAGTATGTGGAAAACTCTGAACCACATATTAATCATGATTATAAGTGAGTTTATGAATTGTATAACTAAGTCGGAGTGGGTGAAAGATTGATTTATGACCGAAGAAGAACAGATACAAGCCGACATAGAACGGTTTGAGCAAAGAGGTAGCGATATTCCCGATGATGGAGATATGGTTGAACAAATACCATTATTTAGTTCTTCCGATATGCAGTCTGTCATTGAGGATGGGAAGAAGAAGCCGCCTATCCATAGGTTGTGGGGTGATTTTTGGTGGGAGAACGAGCTTGTATTCCTATTTGCCGATAGCGGAATAGGTAAGTCTATTCTTGCCACGCAGATAGCCTACGAGATAGCCAAAGGGGAAAGCGAATGTACGGAGGTGGAGGTAAGTCCTCAAAAGGTCTTGTACTTTGACTTTGAGCTTTCTGACAGACAGCTTGCAAGACGGTACGGGAACGCTGATTTCCCGAAATCGCTTATCCGTTGCACCATATCGGAAGAAGTGGACAGCGATGATTTCAGCATGAACGTAATTGAAGGGATAAAGGATAAATTGCTTGACACGAAAGCTAAAGTTATGATACTAGACAATCTTTCATATCTATCCACCCAGACAGCGGAAGCAGAGTATGCCGGAGTTATTATGGACGGTCTCACAAGATTGAAGCGTGAGCTAAAAATCAGTATCATGGTGATAGCGCATACGCCTAAGATTGAGGAATGGAAGCCCTTGTCTAAAACCAATATGGCAGGAAGTAAGATATTGTCTAACTTTGCAGACGGAGTATTTGCCATAGGACGTACAAGGAATGGAGGACGTTATCTAAAACTATTAAAAACTCGCATGGTGAGTGAACCGGATGAGAAGTCGCTCCTGCCCTACTTCAATATTATTTCGGAGCCTTACCTTCATTTTGAAAAAGTTGGTGATGAAACGGAAAAGAAATTACTTATGGGAAAACCTGCAAAAGATTTTTTCACTTCTATTTGGGATAGAGATACGACATCCCCTATTCCTCTGAATGAGTTGGTCAAACTAATTATATCTAAGGATAATTCTAAGAATACTATAAAGGCTAAAGACGGAAATGCTCGAAAACGTATTGACCGTGCTATAAAATACGGCTCTTTAAGGAAAGATGAGTTAAAGAATGTTTTTCTGAAAACAGAAGATTGATTGTCAATTATCCACAAATCATTTAGTAGTGAACTACCGCAAAACTAAAGAATTAGCGGTAGTTCACGTTTCTAGTTCATTTCTTTTTAAGTATTTCAATACATTCCTTTATCCCATCATCGAAACCATGCTTATACCCTTTAGTATATTCTCCTACATTATATACCGCCACTGACAGACAAAACAGAATGATACCTATAGGCTTATACCAACCAGGAAGCGAGATGGAAAACGGCTTAAATGTAATTGTGAGATCGCCAACCCATAATAGGGCGATAATACATATAGATATAAATAAAATTGTTTTCATCGCTTATTATGCTTTTTAAAATATTCGTCAAGAATAAGTTTGGATAGCTTGTACACCAATACAATCATACATGCTATCATTACAAATACTAAGACAATTCTAACTAACAAGAACTGATCAATAGCCCAAAGTAGAGAAAAATATACGGGTAAAGACAGTGCAGCTATAACACCGGATATTATTTTATTCTTCATTACTTATCTCCTTTCAATAATTCCAGGTTATCAAACACATTACCAATCACTTCGCATCTATCGCTGACATACCACAATGGGGTAAAACCACATGCCTTGTTCTTGTAGCAGAACATTCCTTTATGAAATAGTACTTCAACTGTAAATTGGTAGGAACTTTCGCTTTCATGAATCAGTATTAGATCATGTTCGAAGATGCTATTACCGTTCTTATCGGTTATTTCGCTGAACTGACAGACTGTTTCAGGAAGAACTACACAAGTTCTCTTTTTTGGAATAAGTTCAGCATTTTCAACGAGTGTAATAGTTGGGTAGTATCTTGGATATGTTGTCAAAGATCCTTCTATCCACTGTCTTGTTTCAAATTCTTTTCCTCTGAATTTTATTTCACGTTTCATAATCAATATCTTTTTCCGTTCAACATAGGTCTTAATTCATTGTATCTCATCTTCTTATTAACATTTTTATAAATATTTCCAAATATATCCGTTACTATGTTTTCTTTTTCCATTGCAAACTACGCTTATTAATGAATCTTTTATTCCAAGTTCTCTAAATATCTGTTTGGAAGATTCCCATACTTTAATTAAAGTACCATCCAAAGAAAATTGCGCTACTCTTTTAGGAGTGTGGGCTTTCTGATATATTAATACTTTTGAATCTATTACTTCTTTTGAGTAATTCTTTTCAAAACACCAAATATATCCATACATGGATATTTTTCTCCCATAACAACATGGGCTAACATTTGAATGACGGAAACCTAATTGCCTTTCTATTTCACATAAAGAATCCCATCTTTTAATAAATTCCCCACATAATGAAAATTGGAAAACGGGTAGTGATTTAGAAGGTGAGTTTCTCCCACTCATCCCAACTCTAATGTTGTGAGTACCATGATTGCAATTTTCTTTAGCGGAGCACCATTCAAGATTTTCACATTTGTTGTTTAACTTGTTCTCATCAATATGATTTACTTGTGGTTTGCCTTTTGGATTTGGGATAAACGCTTTTGCAACTAGTCTATGAATTTTTACTGTTTTCTTTAAATTAGGAGATCTTAAAGTTACGTATGGGTATCCTCTTTTCCCTGTTCTGTATTTTAATATTTTCCCACAAAATGGCATATTTTTCCCATTCTTAGACAAAATAATTCTATCCAAAGATTTTACTCTACCTAAGTTTGAAACTTTATAATATCCTTCAAATCCTGAAACGTCTTTCCATATTTCATGTTCGTCACTCAGTTCTTTATCGTGGAAACCATTCTCACAAGCTGTTTTGTAAGCTATATTCCGTAGTTCGTTCAAATTAACATTGCTCATTCCCTTATTCCTAATTTAATTTCTTCATCCTTGATTATTTTCTCAATCTTGTCAGCTTCCTCATACCGTTCCTCTTTTATCAACAGTCTTTGCAATTCCGAAAGCTGGTTAATGTAAACAATATCGTTACGATCTGATACATGGCGGACATATCCTTCTATCTTATCCATCTTGTCTTCCATGAGTCTGTGCCACTTGTTTACCAAGATTAAGGTAAACATCAAAGCACAAACATTTAATAAGGTAAGGATACCTTTAAATATTAATTCTGCTGTTTCCATAACAATATAATCTGTTAATCAACTAATTCAAATTCGTATACAAATACATAAGGATTGGATTCCCATGTACCCTTGCCTGATACTTTATCTATGAGGTCGGCAAAGGCTTCACGAGGTGTATAATAAGCCATTTTACTTTTTTTGTATTCATATACCCAAGGTATGCCATACCCTATTTCATGCGAGTTGCTGGCGTATATTCCTTCCTTAAAGCAATCTTCATCATCTATATCTTGGAGTCGTTCAATCTTAACATTGATAATGCGGATGTGATGTGGCATGGCATCAGTGCGGACAAAGAGCTTATTTTTAAATCCTGCTCCACAATACTTTTTGTTGATTGTTGATGAATCTACAAAAAAATCATTAGGACAATTACCTGCATGAAATATAGTTTCATAACTTTGAGCAATGGCATAAATTTCACCAACTTTGTATCGAGATAAATGCATTTTATCTTCTCTAAATGTAAATGGAACAATTTGTCTCGCCATAGTCTTCCGACCATCCAATACCGCTTGGGTTAATCCTAATTTATCGTTGAAAAATATCTTCTTCATAATCATATAAGTTTTAATGCTTCCTGTAATCCGGCTTCAAGTGCTTCTTCATAAGTGTCCCATTTTCCTCCGTCATTTGTTCCTTCATAAACAGAACTAGTTATATGAGTTCCATTGTCAGCTTTAGATATTTCGTATCCATAGCCACAAGCACAGTTATATACGCATATATGAATGTTTTTGGTTTCACGTAGCCACTTTTGGGCTAGAGATTGTGTAGGTGCAGAAAGACAATCATTTTTTTCATTGAAATTCTCGGATTCATCGTAAGTTTCAGACAGTATCATATCACCTTCTACGCAATCTACTTCATAAAAAGTAAATACATCTTCCTTGAATCCTTTCTCTTTCAGCAGTTTCGCTGTTTCTAATGTTACAAGTTCTTCGGTCATGGTTATTCTCCTTTCTTTCGTTGGTTATCACACTCTTCACAATGTAATTTATAAGCATGGGCAAACATTCCTAACGTAACAGGATCAAAGTGAAAATCTGCCTGTTTCCCTTCTATGACAACTGAAACACATAATTGACCATCGCAAAAGTCAATATATGCCTCACCACCTCCATCCCCTCTAATGGAAAAGGTTTGTGTCTGTACACTATTCATGATTCTCCTCCTTTAGTCTTTTAATTAGGGCATCAGCGCAATTAAGCGAATATTTAGCGACTACCTCAGAATTAACACCATAATTGTTTGTTATAGCAACTTTAATAATGTCTTTTGCCAATTCGTACCTACGTTGTTCCCAATCAATGTTTTCACTAAAGAAATTAAGTTCTGACACCTTGATATACATGTTACCCACCAATGCAGTACCATCATCATATAAATCCTTAATCTCTACAATTTCCCCTGTTGATTTTACTCTTGCTTTCATATTTAATTTTCTGATTTAATAATAGTACCAAATGAACGATACCTACGCCAAACCATATTTCCACGTTGAATACTAATAAGCCAATCACAAGCCTTAAATACTTGTCCTACATTATATAAAAATGGTCGTTTTTGTATTTTTCTTTTTATTCTTGCTTTCATTGTCCCATTGTTTATTTAATCGAAATACATTACTTTCTTACCTATACATACTTTGAACCTTGAAACAACTTCACTATGTTGTGTAATATTATTGGGATTATATTTGTTAACAAAACATCCAGTACGTTTATGGTATCTGACACAAGCATTTTCAGGAGATTTAGCCAATATCTCTTTCTCATCGCTAAAACTAAAAAAATAAATTATCTCTGTATGATACCTTATACCACTTCACTTGGCTTCTTATCTTTTTAAAATACTTTGCTTTCATTGTTCCTCCTTTGTTTTAAAATATTCAATCAGTTCGTCTACGGTGGCTTTACGGAAATTTCCTGAAATAATTGTTGCATTTTGATATTCTATACCCCAAAAGAAGAATCTACCTTTAGGTTCTACGAAATAATGGTCATTACCAATAGCATCATCAAAAGAAACACTAAGTGAAGATTCTGCTATAAACCATTGAAACTTATCTGTATCATCCCTCAATGCTGCTAAAGCAAGGAAAAGCTCTTCATTGGTTCCACAATCAATTCTACCAGCACAATTCCAAGTTATATGCGGATCTTTTGAATCAAACATCTCATTCGTAATGTGGGTATATTTATTTAAACCTGTTGCTAAACATAACTCTTCATTATCATCTATAACTCTTGATGATTTGTAACCAAGCTCTATTAACTTCTTCCGAAGTTCCTGTGTGTTTTTACGTATAAAACACGGTGTTGTAAATCCCATAATTATTCCTCCGATAAATTAATGACTCCATATAAATGTTATCAACCAAATAAGTACAGAGATGCCAATCGCACCCATTGTAAGAGCACCAAATCTTGTTACAATCTTTTCCAGCCTCTTATTCCTCATAGATTCTTTATCCCAATTGTATGCTATAGTCAATCCCATTTGGATGAATAGCATTATAAGAACTACTGAAAATAATATTTTTGTCAAATCATTCATAGTTATTCATCCTCTCCAACTTTAACATACTCTTCTTCAATGCACCAACACAACATATCGTATGCCGCATCAATTAATGAATGAGACCTAAATTCTTTATAGTAGTCAAACTCCGAGTAGCATATATACCATTTTTCGCTATCATGGGACATTACAAGCCAATAATTATTTGTACCTGTTTTTATTTCTTTCGGTAACAATTCTAAAACGTCAAGCAAAGTAAATGCAGGGATACAATGTTGTATCCTAAATGGTTCCTTGAAAGTATTCCATTCACGTAAACTTAATTTGGGTTGTTTGTCTTCTTCATAAGGATACAACATCCATGTCATACTTGCATCGCTTGTATCCAGCCCAAACTCCTGCAAGTGCTTCATCTGCTCGATTGATAATGCCTGTTTCATTTCCTAATCATTTTGTATCTTTCCATGTATAAAATTTATTCGTCAATGCAATTTTCAATTTTCTTCATGGATTGTCTCATATCAAAAGTAAAACTACTCATTCTTCGTTTTGCTTTAATGCCGCATCGTGAACAAACTACAATATCATATCCATTTTCATCACTGATGATATTTTGTTTTATCCAATTATGGTTGGGGCTTATTTGCGAATAAGATTTTGATATTCTTTTTCTATCTTGTAACTTCCTGTCAGCATACGACTTCTCTCCTAATATCCTTTTTACACCTGCAAGAGCAGCATAGGCGTATGTAGAGCACTCACCGCTTTCAAAATCGAGATGATGATACAATGCTTCCTTGTCAATCCCAAAGTCTTTTCCGCATCCCGGACATCTATATCCCATATTAATCTCCTTTCTCTTTAATCCGTTCAAGTACATCCTTATTGGCTTCGAGTATTTCATCAAAAGACGGAATGGGCATCCACATGTCACACTCGTAGTCGTTCCAATCCTCAAATTCAAATCCTCCGTCTGTCGCAACGTATGGCGATCTCCCGGGTGAAACAACGATATAACCACTAACAATCGCTCCATTTGATACCATTCTGCAAAGGACAAGCTTGTTTTGTTCCGGCAACCGTTCCTTCACACTTACCCACGGAGATTGCTTGGACTGCCATTCTGCACCAGCGATAAAACTGACCTCACTTGTGCAATTGAAGCGTCCGTTCGGCCAGTTTCTGTCCGCATATTCTCTTGCCGCTTCTTCTACTGTCTGTTTCATAATTTAATGTTATTAATCGGTTTTTACTATTTTCCCATTATCCAATATCAAATATAACCGGCATTTATAGCTGACTGTATCCGCCCATTGGTGAGCATATTTCAAATACTGATGTAGCTTATACCTTCCGGGATTATTCATCATTTTATTTCTTATTCTTTTTTTCATCAGTTTTGAGGGTTATTGTTGTTCTTCATTTTTCAAAAAGCCACTCCGGTCAGGATATACCTTTTGTACCAGTTTCTCCATTTCCTCAATAGCTTTATAGGCATTATTTATATCATCTTCACGATAGGGATTGTTAGGATTATCGCCAAATAAACCATATATGACCTTGTATGAGAGCCTGTGAGCACGTTGCCTATCAATGTACTTTTGCTCACAGGTAGCAGTACCGTCAAGCGTTCCGCCAAGGCTGTTTGTAACAGCCATAAGCCTTGCCAACAATTTCTTTTGAGTTTTATTCATTTCTTATCCGGTTATTAGCCATATACTTCTCTAACTTTCTCAATCCAATCCAAATAAGCTTGCCTTACCTTTTGTTTAGCACACTGCTCCATAGAATCGGTAATGACATCGCTATTTTCTTCCATCTCCTCACAAAAATGATCTACCCAACTAAACGGGTCATACTCAATAAATTCTTCTGTTCTACAAAACGGACAAGGAACATCCTCTCCCTTATCGTAAAGATTACCATTCTCGTCACAGTAGTCTAAATCTTGCAATTTGCCATTGACACAGCACGCATCTGGATAGCTTGCACCCCAATATGGAAATTCGGGGCATGGTTTTTTATTTTCACTCATTTCCTTATTGTTTATCGAAAATCTTAATACACTCGAATAAATATTTTGCCACTGTTGGATTTACCGCATTGCCGATACTCCCAACTCTGTGTGACCAATTGGGAAACCCATCATCATTTCTAACAGTGCTATGCGCTGGGATTTCAAGAATCCTTTTTGCGCAAGTATATCCGACACTCGTATCTGATGTCCACTGTTTAAATATCGAGTTAAAGCATCCATTGTTGCAAATGTCGCCTTGTAGTCCGATTTTATTGGAGTAGGCAATAAGATAAAGTCTTTCCCTTTTGTGCGGGTATCCAAAAGCGTAGTTTGATATACATTGCCATTCCGCATCATACCCGATTTTGGAAAGGTCGCATAACACCTGTTCGAAGCCGGAAATAACGAGAGCTGGCGAGTTCTCAATGATGACGTATTTAGGTCTAACCTCCCGTACAATTCTATACATCTCACTCCATAAGCCGGATCGTTTCCCTTTAATACCTTCACGTTTTCCGGCAACGCTGATGTCTTGACACGGAAATCCTCCACTAATGATGTCCACATATCGAAGCCCGGTTGTTTTTGTAATATCTGTGAATCTTTCTGCATAAGGAAATTTATTTTTTAATATTTCACCTTGAAATTTTTCTATCTCACAATTCCACAAAGTGTCAATTCCTGCCATTTCGGCACCTAATTCAAAACCGCCAATACCACTAAATAGGGAGCCGTGAGTCAATTTACTTTGCTTCATTTCTATTCAGTTTTGAACCATTTTCCTGATGTCTGGTAAATGGTAATTATTGTAAATTAAATTCTAATTGTATTATCAGTCAACTGTTAATCAACTTCCACTAACTCACCGTTTTCCAGTCTATACCATGTATCAGCCTTGACAACCTCACCATCGACTAATACAGCCTTCCAATCGACAATATCACACGTATCTTCCCCTTCTTCAGCTATGACCAAAATTGCACCTATTCCGCCTTTTACCTGAACATTGTTACCTCTTGCCACTGACAAACCATTTGATCCGGTTGAAGCCTTTCCTCTTGCCGTGGCAGCACCTCTATCACCAGCCGTGGCA